AATTATTTGCTAAAGCGGGAGTCACAGGCCAGTTAGCGCCTGCCTGAAGTTGGTCGTCAAGAGTCCAGACGCCTGATGCGCCAGATGGGCTTGTAGTTGGTGCAGTTGCGGATATTACTCCGCCTGGAAAACCATGGATAGCCATGTTACTTCCTTAGCTTGATGAGATGTCTTCGTATGAAATAGAGTACGTAATGCCGCTTGATGTACCTGAAGTTACAGTAATTGACTGACCTTCCATCAAGTAGATAGCTGTTGTCTTATCAACCACAATCAAAGAAGCATCCGCAGGGACTGATACTGTGCTCACGATTGGGTAAGCTGTACCGCCTGATGGTGCTGAACCTTGGGCAACTGCGCCGTTTGAATAGATAGATACAGTAGTATCAACCGCTGAAGAACCGTTTACGTTAGCCGCAACGATTTGGTTAATCTTCAAAACTTCGTTAGACGAAGCTGGGTTGTTTAACAATACAACTGATGAAGTGCCAGAGGGTGTTAAAAAAGTCGTAGCACCAAAAATGGTGGTTACGTTAACAATGTTTGGGTTTGCCATTTATATGCTCCTTAGAATCCAAAAATCATCGCCATAGCGATTGATTTGCCTGTTGTTATGCCTGACGGTGTGTTCCACGTAGGCGCAGAAGCACCGTTGCTTGTTAACACTTGACCTGTCGTACCGTTAGGTAAAAATGCTGTTGCACCAGACCCTGTTTGGTAAGGAATCCGTGACGCTGCACCGCCCGCCAAGTTTGTAGCAGATGTTGCGTTGCCACTAAACCCAGACGCTGTAATAACACCTGCAGAGATTGTAACCCCCGAGTTGTTCTTAATTAACTTGCCTGTTGTTCCATCAAACGTTGGAATAGCGTTGTCTGTTGCTGACGCTGGACCAACCACGTCACCCGCAGCGCCAGAATTAGATGCTAATAACTTTACTGCACCTAAGTTGTCTTTGTAATACAACTTACCGTCAGTAATGTTGATGGCCAACTCACCATTAACTAAATTGCCGGCAGATGGAGCTGCGGCAGCAGTCGTGGTGTAGTATAGACTGATGGGTGTAAAATTTGTTGCTGCCATTTAGAAAGTCCCCCCGGATATACCGACGTATGTTGTTGCTGTTATGGTTGTACCAGTAATCGCGTTTGGTGTTGTTCCACCGATTGCAGGAGGAGCAGATAAGTCTAAAGAGCCTCCTAGTGTCAAGCTGCCTGATGATGTTACAGTGCCGCTCAATGTAATGCCACTCACTGTGCCAGTACCAGATACACTTGTTACAGTGCCAACAGATGTTGAGCCGCCCAAACTAACTGGAGTACCATTAATAGTAATCGAGCTATTTGTCAATCCGCTGTTCGGAATTGTAGCATTAATCTGACTTGGTGCAATGCTGATGTTTGTATCTGCCAAGGCAGTTAGTTGGCCTTGTGCGTTTACAGTAGCAGTCAATGTTTTGCTTGCAGAACCGTAAGATGCTGCAGTTACTGCTGTATTAGCAATGCTAAATACTGTACCAGTTAAGTTTAATCCTGTGCCTGCACTATAAACCTGTGCTGAGCTGAACTGAACAAAGTTGATTGGTGTAGTACCAAATACAATAGTTCCTGGTGTGTTGCAGATATAAGATTCGCCTGCACCAGTTGCGCCAGACTCAACAAAGAAATAATCTCCAAGGCCTAAAGCGTCTGGGTCTTTGTTACCGTAGCTGTCTGCGTCTGTGGCTCTTGTAAGAACCCAGTTTGTTGATGGAGAACCAGTGTTTGTTACAGTGTATACACCGTTCTCAAACGCATTAGTCTGGTTGTAAATCAACACTCGGTCGTTTGTTGCTAAAGTGACGCCGTCAATTACCAAAGCAGCTTGCGCGCCTGCGTTGGTCAACGTAGCACCAACGCCAGCTGTTCCGTTGTTGTACGTAGCATTCAAGTTGCCTGCTGAGTCTGGAGACTCCACACGCACGGGCGTGTGGAATGTAATTCCTGTTGATGTTAAGTTATCAACGTACTGCTTTGTAGCGAGCTCTAACGCAGCTGTTGGGTCTTGCGTTACCGTGACGCTTGTCAATCCCGCAGGAGCCAATGATGTGCCACCCAACGCGATATTTGTAGTACCAAGTGTAATAGAGCTGTTTGTTAGGCTGCTATTACCAATGTTGCTCAGCGTGTTGCTTGCGCCGCTGATTGTCTTGTTTGTTAATGTCTGTGAGCCACTTAGTGTTGCCACAGTGCTGTCAATAGCGATTGTTACTGGAGAAGAGCCATCAAAAGACGTGCCGCTCAATCCCGTACCAATTGTCAACGGGCTGGTTGTGCTCGCTGTAATTGTGCCACTGCCGCCCAACGCAACAGTCTGTCCGTTGAATGTGACTGAGCTATTTGTTAGGCTGCTGTTGCCAATGTTGCTAAGTGTATTGTTAGCACCACTGATTGTCTTGTTTGTTAATGTCTGTGTGCCGGTCAATGTGGCCACAGTGCTGTCAATCGAAATTGTACCGGTTGATGTGATTGGACCACCAGTCAAACCAGTGCCGGTTGCAACAGAAGTTACACCAGAACCACCAGCTGCGAATGATGACCACGCGCCACTTGAGTATCCTTCAAACAAACCTGTGTCTGTGTTGTAACGGAACAAACCGTTTGATGGCACCACATCCGTACGTTCTGCTGTATTACCTGCTGGTACTCTAACTCCAGCAAAACCTGGCAACACTGGGTTGCTTGCAAGTGAGATAACTGGGGTTGTTGTACCAGTTGCTACGTTGATTTGGTTAGCAGTGCCAGATACGTTAGACACATACACAGGCAAGTCGTCCCATGTTGTCTCGTAGTTAACGCTTGTTGTCTTCTTTAAATACTGTCCTGCAACACCGCCGGCAGCAACACCAGGGCCCACAGGGCCGGTTGCACCAGTTGCGCCAGTTGGACCTTGTGGTCCAGTTGCACCAACGTCGCCACGTGGGATAACAAAGTTAAACACCGCGTTTGTTGGCGTGCCAGAGTTAGTTACCTGCGCGCCAGTTCCTGGGTTGCCAGTTAACGTTGTGCCGATTGTAATGGTTGCACCAGCACCTTGCGGGCCTGGAGGTCCTGGAGGACCGCCTTGGGCAGCAATGCTTGCAATAGAAACTTGCTTTGATACACCATTTTGTACAATTACAGTAGCCTCGTTGCCTGTTAGCGGTCCGGCTACTTGTAACTGGGTTATCGACTTATCTGCCATTTATTATTCTCTTTATATTTTTATATCGCCAGACGCGCCGGCATCTGGTGGAGTGCCGTCAATAAATATTGAATCACCAGGCTCAGAGTTATTCAAGTTACCTTGAGTTAACAGTTGGCTGTCTGTTCTAGCAATAGAAACATCTGGTCTTGGATGGCGTAGTGTAATATTTTCTGGCTGAATCGCCGGCAAACGCCATGGGTCGTACTGGTCTAAATCTTCTTTACAAACTCGCATGCCAGGGAAGTTTGGGTCTGGCATTAAATCGACGTACGCCATCTTTCTGTTGCATCTATCGCAGATGCCAACAGAAAGTACAGAATTACCGCGCGTGTCGATATAGATTGGCATTAAGCCGCCTGGCAGTCGTTCTTAATCAATACAATATTAAAATACGCACTAACTGAATTGTTTGCAGCCGCACCAATTGCCGTAGCGCCAATACAGTTCTTTTCTGGAACTACGATTGGAAATTGGAAACTATAGTTAGCAAAACCGTTGTTTAATGTGGTAACAGCAGCAATACGTAAAATTCCATCAGGTCCGTGTTGTTTTAAAAACCCGGTGACAGATGATGAGCCAGATGCTTGTCCCGCACTGATGCTGCCTTCTACTAAATACGCTGTGTATCCAGCTGGCACACAATAATGAGCGGTTGTGCTGTTATTGTATCCAGTTGCAATGATATCGTACAAGGTTGTGCTAACTTTTGCTGTAATTTCACCAGCGTTAGTGCCGCCAGTTCCTGCCGTTGCTACGTAAAAACGATTGACGTATAAGTATGTGTTTTGTGTTACAACGGGAGTTGTTCCGTCCATTGTGACAGTTTCACTTACAACGTTGTAATTTCCATCCAATCCTTCAATAAACACTGTTTGTGCGCCCGTTCCGGCGGCATCATCGGCTGTGCTTGTCGAAACAATGCTTAACGCAGAAGCGGCGGTTGGATGTGGTACAGTACCACCATCTGGCCAAACAGATTCTTCTGACGTGTCTAAGTCTGGATTGTATCCAAAAATAGAAAAACTAGAGTGGCCCATGATTTGACCACGGGCTACTTGAAGGTTAAAAGGCTCGTAGGCACCTTGAACCGTTACTGAATGTGGCGGAGCCACGAATGTATTTGTAGGCGTTCCGGCCATAATAATCTCCTAAAAGTTCAAAGAAGCGGGGTTTCCCCCGCTGTCTAATTAGCTGTTTGTGTAGCCAGAACCGTAAGCGATGATTGTGCCGTCAGCGTTGCGACCTGTGTACTGGATTGACAATGTGCCAGCAGAAGCAGCCTCAGAAGCCAATGTAACTGTGCAGTCGTATGGACCAACGTTAGCCAACAAGTTAGCTACGGCAGCAGAAGCTGTGAAAGCTACTTCTACACGGCCTAAAGCTGTAGTTGTCAATGTGCCGATAGGTGTTGTTACACCGTTTACTGTTAAGCTAACAGCACGTGAAGCTGCGCCAACTACGTTCAAGTAGCCAGTGATAGAGTGAATGATTGAACCAGCTGGGATTACGTCAGTCATAGCTGCGCCTGCTACAATAGGACGCTGCTGTGAAATCATGGCTGCGCCAGTTGTATCGGCTGAAATTGTGCCATCGTTGCTGGTAGTTTGACGCGTATTTAAACGCATTGGTACGGTAAATGTGCTTGACATTATGGGTTTCCATTTCTTAGTGGTTATCCCAAGCTGTCTCTAAGTCGTCCATCCGGGAAGTGTCGGCGGTCAGGGTGGGATATATCTTCCTAATACTAGATATACAACATTTTCATAAATTTCGCCCTAAAAACAAAAAACCCCACCGAAGTGGGGTTTTTGCTCTATTTCCGACTGATTATAAACCAGCTGTACCGTAGATGTTACGTGCATCGTGCCAACCAGTAGCATAACGCTCAGTTGCCTTGTAACGCATTGAGTCAGTCTCGAAATCGCCTTCCATAGATTTCTCTAATGGGCGACGCATTACTAACATCAAACCGTTTTCAGCATCAGTCTGAACGAACCATGCCTTAGATGAGCTCAAACGAGTAACAACGTGTGTACCTTTTGGTAGCATACCTGTTGACTTGATTGGGTTCAAATCGTTGTCGGCTGTGCCTGAACGCAATACAGACTTAAGAATAACTTCAGCTTGGAATTCCAAAGCTGGAGGTACTACTAGCTGTTCTGCTTTCAAACGGATACGCTTACCGTTGTTGTCTACAGCGCCACGGATTTGAATCAAAATCTGTTCTACAGATGTTTGAGACAAGTTAGCTGCTGTTGATAACTGGTTAGAGTATGTTGCGCCGTTAGCGATTGGGTGTGAACCGTTAACCAAAGTTACACCGTCGCCGCCTACGTAACCGCTTGTGAACGCGAAGTTCAACAAGTTAGCACATAGAGTTTCCTTAGTTTCAATCATAGACTGAGCTAAGTGCTTAGCGAATGTGCTACCGATACGAATGTGGTCGCCGTCTTCCATCAACACTTTAGTTAATGCATAAGCCAAACCATAGATTTGGTACACAAAACGTGTGATGTAAAGAGTACCACCTTGGTCGTAGCTAACTGGAGTGCCGTCAGGCATCGCAGGAGCTGCGTTCATACCGAAGAGCATTACTTCTTCGTGGTAGTTACGTGGAATACCAGTGATTTGGTCTACAAAACCTTTCCACTCGTCATCGCGTTGTTCATAAACGCCATCAAAGACTTCGTTGATAATCGGCTCGACTACCGCACGAAAGTCTGTACTACGCATTGGGGTTGCCATATGTTAGTTCCTTTCTTTCGTTAATTAAATTGAGCCTTTAGGCGCTACAAACGTGTTGTTAGCGATTTGGACTTGAACAATCGTGAATGCGTCACCCCAGGCATTTGTTTGACCTGCTGGGAATGCTACTTCACGTCCTAAACCTACTACGCGCACTTGACCCTGAACAGTTGTAGCAACAGGAGATGCTGCCAAAGCTGTCTTAGAGAAACCAGCGCCACCGTTACCGATAGACTGACCGTCGGCTGTTGTGAAACCAGTTGCTGTAGTAAAGTCGTACTGACGACCGATAGATGCAGTAGAAGCTGAACCGTTTACTTGAGCTTCGTAAACCAATGCTGGGTCTGTGAATACCCAGAATACGATTTCTGTAGAAGCGTCTAAAGTTAACTTAGAAGCCCACTTAGCTACTGAACGACGACCTTGTGAGTCTGTGAATTCAACACCGTCGAATACACCGTATACAGTACCGGCTGAACCACCAGTTGCAGAAGCTGCTGCGATTGTTAATTGACCAGATGCTGTTAAGCTAACTGGTTGATATTGATAAAAAGCCTGACCTGAACTCAAAGAGTAAGGAGCTGTATATGCACCGCCCACAGCGTAAGAGTTTGTTCCTACGAATGGAACCGCGCGGTCAAGACCGCTCGGATGGTACACAGGCTTCATACCAAAGGGTTGAAATGTTGTTGCCATTTACTTTTCCTTTGTTGATTATTGAAGTATGTTATGAGAAGCGAATATTTGTGTTGTTCGCCTTTGCGGCCTCTTTTTCCATTTCCAATAAGCCGCCTTCAAGAACTGAGCGTCCACCTTTATTGCCTTGGGCAGTATCACGTACTTGCGCAGTGATATTGCGTTGGTGCTCTAACGGGTCTTCTAAATGAAGCATACGCATTACTTCTTGATACACGTCCTCTGGTAACTTAAAGAGAACCATTTCGTTACAACTAACACAGCCTTCAAACTTGCCCGAGCTCATCTTACCAAGTGCTTCAAAGCCTTTTCCTAACTCCCCGGCTTTCACTGGCTCATAACCCAACGCCATACGTTTGTCGATACTGTCATAAGTGTTGGTTGTTGACAACCAGCACAAATGGAACCCAGGGATAATATCCTTAGGTAAGTCAGGCAATGCACTGTTTGCCCATTTATCACGGAACGCATCAAGGCGTTCCTTGCGTGCTAAATCTGCCTCAGAGGCAGTATTTCTTGAAGCGACCACTTCACCTGCGCGGTTTGCTAAGCGGTCGTCTAAGTCTCTTGTTGCGCTTGTGTCGCGCTTAATTCTTGCGTTTGCCATAATAATTATCCTTTATTAGCTTTATCGTATGCGTTGTATGCCTTAATCATTTTGTTGCGTTTAACTGGGTCATCCCAGGCTCCCGCGTCTTTGATGGCATTTACTCTTTCACGGCTTAATGTAACCGTGTTGGCTGACTTACCAGTTGGGTTGGCTGCTCTGCTTGATGCAGTTGGGCCAGCTCGTTTAGTAGTCGTACCAGTCTTCGCTGCATAGCGATGTGGCAAACGTGCTGATAGTCTGTTATCCAACTCATCCCAATACTCTGGGTCTGCTGGGTCCCAGCCGTCAGCGGCTAATTCTTGGTCAATCACCTTGGCAATACGTGAGTCTGTGTCACGTGCTTGTGGGTCATACCACTTGTTTTTATTCAACCAAGACTCTGCGTTTCTTTGAACTTCCTGGGTTACAGGGTTCGGCACGTTTTGTTTTGGTCGTTTAGCATTCTCAAGCTGCTGCTTCTTGTAGGCTTGAACTTGTGCAAGTCGTTGTTTAGACTCTTGCAACTGTTCCAAGTATTCTACTTGGCCTTCAGCGTCACCAGCTTGTGATGCCTGTAATAGTTTCATCTTAGCGTATTCGACGCGTGTTGCTTCGTCTTCAATCGCTTTGTCCACCTGAGCAAACTGGTAAGATGCGGCAGATGATTCTACTGCTGCCAAACGTCTTGCTAGTTCTTCATTGCGGCGCTCAAGCGCACTAATCTTATGTTTTGCTGAGGCTTCGCGCTGCTTAGCTAGTTCTTTCTTTAGCTTGCGCTCTTCACGACGGGCTTCGCGGATTTTCTCACGCTCATCGTCGTCTTCACCATCTTCAGAGTCTTCGTGACCTTCATCACCTTCGTCGTCAGATGCTTCAACTTGGCCGCCTTCAGCCTTTTCTTCAGGCTCTTCGCCTTCTTCTTTCTCAAATGGGTCCGCTTCTTGCTCTAGTGCAATTAAAGCAGAACCATCTTCCTGTTCTTGAACAGGGATGTCTTTTTCACTCATGTTTAGCTTTCTTCAAAGTTAGTCTACAAACGCTTTCATCTTTTGAGCGTGCTCAAAGGACTTAATCTTAGAAATGATTTCGCGGGCTTGCAGTGTGATAAACACCACAGGAGCTCCACCATCTTCCGGATTAACCACGAATCGGTCACCACCATATTTAATGGTACGAACTAAGTCGCCTTCTTTACACCAAGGACCTTCAATCCAAGGAGTCAAGTCGTCTAGGTTCTTGTACGCCAAAGGTCCAATCTGGACTACCTTAGCTACCGTCTCGTTGAATCTCAACGTTTGTTTGGTCTCATCAACTAGGATGATACCGCCTTTACTGGTTGTCTTTTCCCTGCGCAGTTGCACAAGTACTCTGTCACCAACTACCTCAACACCACAGTCAATAACCGGAAAACACTCCAGTTCAGACCGAGTATCTGGCTCGTCTTTTTGTGTTACATCAAACAATTTGCATTGCTCCTTCAGCCCTACGGCTGTTTTTCTTCGTCATCTCCAGTCATGATGTCGTCTAGTAATTGAAGGGCGATTTGCAACCCTTCAGCCCTACCTACGAGGCGTTGATAACTCTCAAAAGAATTAACCCCGTAGCCTGCGGCGACTGTGTCCGCAATTTCCTGTTTCGTCTCTTTTATCAAAGAGATTAAATTTGAAATGATGTCCATATATAACTAAATATACACACTAGGGCGGAAATCCGCCCCAAATGTTAGTAAAGACTACCGCTAGACTTACGTAGGTTATTGTATGGTCCTACTTTGCTGTCTTTAGCCATCTTGTTACCATTCAAAACTGCGTTGTTAGCACGCTTTGAACCTGATGCACCAGCGTCTAGTTTTTTGTTCTCAGGGCCGCCGCCTGAGCTTAATTTGCCAGTTTCCTGGTATGTTTGACGGAAGCCTTGTAAATTTTCGGCCATGTTATGCTCCTTGAGAAGGTTGTTGTGGTTGTATTGCTTCTTGCTGTCTATCAATTTCTGCTTGAATTTGAGCAGCTTGTTGTTGGAATGCCTGTTGTTCTACTTGAATGCCGTGTTGACGAATATCTTGGTCTGCAGCATTGATAGCGTCTATCGCAGACTGGTTTTGCTCATGCTCTAACTGCATTTGCATCTGACCAAACGCAGCGCCGTGGTTAATAGAAGCAATTCTCTCGTCCGCTGCGTTGTTAATGTTAGCTAGAGCGATATCAGTTGCGTTCTTGTTGGCGTTAATCTTGGCCTCTGTGTCGTACTTAGCAATAAGCTCTTGAACCTGTTGTTCAAGTGCTGCAACTTTGAGCTGGTACTCTTGTTGCTGCTTCTGACCTTCCATCTGCATCTTGGCTTCAGCTTCTTTAGCCTTACGCTCAGTCTCAGCCATCTGTGTCTTCATGATAACTTGAGCTGTTGGGTCGCTGTTCATAGCCTGCTCACGAGCTGCCTGTTGGGCTTGCTGTACCTTCTGAGCCAACTGCTGAATCTGTGGCTGGGCTTGAGCAAATACAGCTTGAGCGTCTTCAGAAACCATTTGAGCAGCCAAAGCAAGAGCTTGCTGGTCTTCCAAACGTAATGGCTTCTCTTCGTGCAACTTCAATGTGTCTTCGCCACCAGCGGCTTGTGCAACATAAGAACGCATAGACTGCAAGTAGTGCAGTGTTAAGTGTTGCTTGATGTGCTCCAGCGCTTGTGGTGCGAAAGCTGGTCCGATTAGAGGGCTGCCACCGTAGTTCGGGTCCTGAGCATATGCCAAGTGAATCTTGATATGGCTGATATGGTCTTGGTCAGGATAGGCTGCCGCTGGGCGGCCCATTGACATTGCTACGTTCTCCAGGGCAGGATTAGATTCCTTGATGCCATCTGGGTCGGGCAATATCTCATTAATTGCCGGCACTTTCAGCTGCTTTAGTACTCGACGGTGGGCAGCCCTCAAATCGTATAGTTGTGGTGCAGCGTTAGCCATCTGTAATACGGCTTGCGCTTGCGCCAATCTCTGAGTCTCAGAGAAAATGTTAGGGTCTGATACTGGACGGATGTCGTTATTGTCCGCAAAGTCACGAACTTCAATTTCTACACCAGACTGGTTGTCCATATCTTCCAAGTACCAATGATTGATACGTGACAAGATTTGTAATGACTTAGCCTGTGAGCGGTGCAAACGAGCATGAATGCTTGAGAACACCTTAGCGCCTTGTTCAATAAGAGCTTGTGTGGTTCCAACTGGTGTATTAGCGTTAGCATCACCAATCTTCTCTTCGGCGGTTGTTACAACACCTTTGGCTGCTGTAGTTAACCAGCCTAGTAAGTTGTACAGCACAGAACTTGGCTGATTGAACGGCAACGGCATCGCCAACTTACGTACGTCGTCAACACCAGGTGCGCCTTCGATTTCTAATACTTGCGTCGGCTCAATTCTATCGCTTTGGCCCGAAATGCGTCCGCCTTTGAGCTTAAGCATCGTTTGGCTGTTATTGATATGTGCAGCATCCAATAAAGCACGTAGAGCACCGGTAAGAGCAGCAGAAAGCCCGCCGATAAGGTGAGGAAGGCCAATAGCATAAGCACCCCTCCAAGGAATGAATTTATACTCAACGTACCAGTCCAGCTTCGTAAGTTTATCATCGCCGTATGCCCAGTTACGATACAAGGCTAATACCTTGTCTGTTGTCGCGTCAATTGTTAAAATGTATGGAGCTCTGCGACCTTCTGTTTCGCTGTCGTCATCAAGACGTAAGAAGCAAGTGATTTCATAAATACGGCGAACACCATCAACGTTTTTAGATGTTGTTGACTTGCCTTCAATCTTGTCGTTGGCTTTTTGCGCGTTGGTTTGGTCTTCAATGTTTAAATCTGAAACGTAACTATTGTCGATGTCGCGGTAAATGCCTTGCTCAACACGCTGTCTAAATACATCTTCTGTGATGTCTTGAACTTCTGTTACGCGCTGTGACGTGTAGAAGTTTGTTGTTGCGTATGGTAACAAGATGTTATCAATTGGTACCCACTCGCATGTTGGTCGTTTTTGTTCTGAATCGTAACGCCACTTTTTAAACTGTGAACCACCTAATGGTAGTTGTGTCAATAAAATCTCTGTCTCGTCGCGGTACTCAGGAATCTGTTCTGTCAACTGCCAGTTCATGAACGTTGCTTTACGTTCTGCAACATCCAAACGTTTTCTGTCTGAATCGCCCTTTATTTCGGACTTAACAATTCCATCAGGAGGAATAATCTCTTTTGCGCTTGATGCTGCAAAATCGACACATGCCTCAGCCATGACTGGGTGAACAACTTTTGATGCGCCATCAAATGTCGCACCGCCTGGTGCATCTTTTCCAAGTCCTGTTCTGCGTAATCCATCTTCATATTGTTTGTCTCGGTCTTTTCTTGACTCTTTATCGACTTCAATTAAATCAAGGTACTCATACGCCAACGCTTCTAACGTGCCTTCATCAAACTCTTCTGCTAAGTTAGCATAGAACTCTGGATTCTGATTTGGGCTTTCTGTTGGCTTGTAGTTAATGACAACGGAGCCATCTTCTAACTCAATGATTTCTTCATCAGCTTCTCCTGGCTCAAGACCTAGCACCTCTTCAAAGTGCTCCATCTCCTCTTCTTGTTCAAGAGATTCCTCCACGTCTTGTTCTTTATCAAGAGATGGTAAATTTGAACCTAACTGCATTGGAATTTTTGGATTTGCCATATTTTATTTTGAGTATTTCATTAAGTTTTGACCTTCTTCTTGATAGAACTGATTTAACGCTCTATCCATCGGACTACGGCCAAATTCGTCTCTGCTGCTCATTGGTGCCATTTTGTTGCCCATTAGTACAGGAGATTTAGAAAGTCTTTCATCTAACTCTGCTTGTCTTTGTGCTTTGTATGTGTCCAATGTTGCATCGCCTAACTCTGATGAGTATGTTGTTCCAAACAACGGCGCAAACACCTTCATCGGTAAAAATGCTGTTGCTAAATCGTAAGCACCGCCTAATGCTTTGGTTGGTGTTTTGCTTGCTAAGTGTGTTCCCATCTCAGCAATCGAAGGAGCACTGATTGTCAACAACGCAGCTGGGCCAACGGCCTTCTTTGCTACTGACTTTCCGTCTTTAAACTTCTGCGGTGTCTTACCGTACGCCAACATCATGTGACGCATCTCTTCTGGTGTTGTTGAGCCGCCTTTTTTAAACTCTGGCTCTGGACCCCACTCAACTTCACGTTGTAGTGAAGGATATCTGTTTCTTAAATCTGAGCCTGAAGCGTCTACTGCAGAACGAGATTGGCCTGAGTCAACACCAAACTGCTTCCACTTATCAATCTCAGCTTGTTTGGCTTTGTTTGGTCTGCCCTTTGGCATCTCTGGTCTTAGGCCAAATGACGATGCGCCTTTGCCAGTGTAGTCCATACCCAACACGTTTAGGTTGGCAATGTACGCGTTGATTTCGTCTTCAGTTGGCTGACGGCCTAATTGTTTTCTTAATGATGAAACTAAGTTGTCAGGCAACGCTCTGTTTTCTAGCGCCGCTGCTCTTTCAGCAAAGTAGTCTGCAGACGGTGTTGTTGATTGTACCGGCATGTCGCCTGGCTCTGTGGCAGTATGACCACCATACACACCCTTAGACTCCAACTGAGCCTTTTGTGCTGCCAAGTCGTCTACGTTTGTTGTGAATGGTTTTTGATACGTGCCTGATGGCTTTCTGCCAGTCATTGCTTCTGTTAAGAACGGGTCTCTGTCGTCAATGACTTTTAATTTGGTTGGCAGCGTTGCAAACACATCGCCACCGTCTTTTGTCTTTAGTTGTCTTGTGCCCAACTGATAC